TTATTTTTTTCTATACTATAAATAAAAGTATGCCTTTAAAAAAATCCTACAGTAAAAAAAGATATTCTCGGAAAGCGACCGTTTCTAAACGGGTAAAAGCTGCTCCGAGATCTATGGCAAAATTAGCCAAAACAATCAAAGCCATACAGCTCAAAGAGCAAGAAACAAACTATAAAACTATTCAACCTACCATTGGTGCATTAACTCACGACTCTATTAATGAGTTCCCAATGTGGAGTTCAACAACATCAGTATTCCCCTCTCAAGGTACCGGAGATGGTAATCGAGTCGGAGATCGTATATATCCGAAAGGAATACGTGTAAGAATGTGTCTAGATGTTCCTTGGGATCGTAAGAATGTAAAAGTTAAGGTATATTATTTACCTTATAATTCAGATCAAGGATCCCCCACCTCTTATGGTGATCTATTTCATAATGTAGTAGGCAACTCCCGAGTTGATCCAATACAATTTAAGAGATGGAAAGGAATAAAATATTTAGGAACATATAAACCAAGAGATAATGATGCTTCTGTTTATATTACAGACTTTAATGAAATCGCTGCTCCATCAGCGTCGCATTTAGCAACTAACACTGCATCTATATATATTAATAAGTTTATACCGATAAACAGAAAAGTTTGGTTTTTAAATGATGCTAGTATTCAACCTAGCAATCTAAAAGAAAATGGTAGTATATTATTATTACCATATTCAACAATTAACACATCAACTGGTGATAACATTATATTAAATGGTGAAGGAGCTTTTACCATATATTATAAAGACATTTGATGAATCACATTTTATCTTTTTTTAAATAAGAATATTCATAATTCTTTATATACCTTTAGACCTACTGCACATATGAACCCCCCACCACTCATCCAACCTGAGTTTTTAACGAGGTTTGCTAGCTTGGGAGCCCATCCTCGCCGGTCTCGAGACCGGAGTTTTTTAATGGTTAATATGTAGATTTTATAATTTTTTAGAATAAGCTTTAGCTTATTCGTAAAAAATATATTATAAAATATACATATTCACTTCTTGCATTAAAAAATCTTCGAGCGAGGCAAGCTACCAGCTAAACCTCTAAAACTTTTTGGGGGTGCGTGTTTTTGCCAAAACTTTTTTCTTTGCAAAAAGAAATAAGCATAATGTCTAATTTAGACATTGATCATTTTGTAGAATCTCTGAGAGATTCATACAATACCTACACCGATAAACCTTTAGGTTTTGAGACTATGGTATATGAATGTAAATGGAAGGGACTTCAAAAAGCCTTAACTAATGCATACGGTAGTTACTACTCTACTTTAATTTATGAGGGGAAATTTGATAAAATTATACCTGATTTAAAATTTTTAAAAGATGTGAATACACAGATAGGAGAGAATAAAACTTCCGAATATATCTTTATAACGATAAATCCTAAATCTGACATTTCATTTGAAATGTTTGAAGAAGTTATAAGTGGCAAAAAACAAAACTTAACTAATAAAAAATGGATGAAAGATTACATATATTGTTATGAACAACGGTCAGAAATAATAGATGAATATAAAGGTTATCATCTCCATATGGTACTTAAACGAAATGGTAAAAAAATGTTTGACATTAGAAAAGAGTTTAAGAATACTTTAAAAACAATAATGAATGTTGATAATCCTAATTGTCTCAACTTCAAAAATATACGTGATGAGCCTGATCTAAAAAGACGCATCAACTATATAACTAATTTTAAAGCCGATAGTGATAAGCATAAAAAACAATATAATGATGTCCATTTTAGAAAACACTATAATTTAAAAAGGTATTATACAACAAACGATCATTTTAATGAATATCTTAAAAATGAGTTAGATATATCTGTTAATGAGGATGAAATATCTGAAGACGAATATGACAGCGATTCTTCCCCCCCTTGTTAGAATCGCATAATTCCTTAGGACTTTGTAATAAACTGGAAGTTCGATGGCGGGAATCAAAACGGATTTATCCGTTTTGGTGGAGCCACACTTATTATTTTTTTCTATACTATAAATAAAAGTATGCCTTTAAAAAAATCCTACAGTAAAAAAAGATATTCTCGGAAAGCGACCGTTTCTAAACGGGTAAAAG